GCGTACTGAACCATAGAGCGTTCGACTGTGTGTGACAAGCCTGCAGCTTTAGCCCATACTTCAAGAGGCTGACCTGCTTCTAACTGCTGGCCAAGACCGTGCCATGCCTTTTCACCTACGTGAGCAAAGTTGGCTTGTGCATTTGAGAAGTCTAATTCGTGTGACATGATAATCTTTCAACATTGAGACGGCGAAGTTGCCGTAATTGCATTGTACAACGCTTTTTGGGCTGTACACAACTATTTTGCATTTTTTTCAAAATCTTTTTTGGCTGACTGGTTTTTGTCCACAGATGGTCTTTTGTCCTTCTCAGGAGCTATGGTTGGCTGCCCATAGCCAATGGTTACCAAATCATCTAGGTCTAGGCTCTCACCTTTAAGAGCAGCTTCCATTTGAGCCACACTAAGTAGAACAGGCTTTGTATAGATCTGGTCATAGCCTTGCTGCTTCAGCCAGAGCTCAGTCTGTGTAGGGTCTGTCCAGCTTCTGGTTTTACGGCCTTCAACAACTTTCCAGCCTTCAATTAAACCGCCTGCCAACATTGTGTCTTTTGCCTTTGCTTCTACAGCTTCAATGAACAAGCTGAGCAGCTTAAGCTTTGGCAGCCACTCTTCAACAGTGCCTAAACTCATGCTGTTAAAGTCTACTGCAGCAGCTTCATTGGCTAGCCTCTTCATCTCAGGGCATTGTGCTTTAGCATGACACCATTTGCAAGCCTTGTCACTGGCTACAAACTTATTAGGCTCATTTTGAATTGCAGCATAAGACAGTTTAAGTGCCTCTGCAAATGCTAGCAGCTCTTCTACGCTAATGGTCCATGTGTCAATGTTGAGCATTGGCGGTTGCACAATCGTCAATGCCATGACACTGATGTCATACGCAGGAGAATATTTTAAGTAAGCACCTAGCGCATAGCAAAGCAGCTGCGTATTGCCTTCAGACTCTACTCGAATGCCGCCGCCTGTTTTAAGATCGATGACCCGCATCAATGAGCCTTCAATGATGATTGCATCTGCTGTGCCCCAACAGTCATTGATGACTTCAGCTAGAGTGACCTTCTCCTCATAAAACTTCTGACCCTTTAGAGACTGAATGTAGTTGACATACACTTGCACAATCTCGACCATGTCTTGTGTGATGATGTGCTTGTTGACAGTCTTGCCTATGAATGACTTAGGCTCAAGGCCTTTGTTCAAGCAGTCATCAGAGACTGTGTGCATTGCTGTGCCTTTTTCAGCATAAATGCTTGAGTCGCCGCCTTTAAAGTCAGGCTCTAAGTGGACGCTGCCTGGGCAGGTCATCCACCTAGCACTAGCTGAAGGCGATAGCTTAGCGTGCGCCATTGATGAGGTCCATTGCTTCTGCAAATTTGTCTTCATCAATTTCGCTAACCTTTTTAACGCCAAGCTTTGCAAGAATTGCAATGACTTTGTCACGCTTGCCTGAACCGATAAGTTCAGCCATGCCTTGACGAAGGTCATCAAGAGTTGGCGCTGCATCATTGTCTGCTGCTATTTCAATTTTGCTGACCGACTCTGTTGGAACAGGTTTTGTAACTTTTAAAGCTTTAGGGGCTGCAGCTACTTGCTTGTCAAATGAGTCAAACAAATCGGCTAGTTCACGAAATTTTTGTGCAATGAGAGATTGATCCATGGTGGACTCCTTAATAATACGGTCGATGACGCCCATCTTCGTTAGCACTGAATGCAGCACTAAAGAGTCGATGGACTCGGATATGGTCAGAAGGTCGACCGTAACATTGTCCTTCTGTCCAATTCTGTGGCAGCGGTCTGCTGCTTGCTGTATGTCTGCTGGCGACCAGCTTGCTTCTACAAAAACTACGTGGCTTGCAGCAGTAAGAGTCAGCCCTACTCCTGCAGCCTTGATGTTGCCTACAAAGACTCTGCACTTTTGGTCTGCTTGAAACGTGTCAACAGCTTTTTGCCTGTCTTCGTTCTTGACTGAGCCAGTTACTTTAACTGGGTTGAACTCTTTGAGCCCGTCCATCAAGCCATCAATGATGTGTATGTGATGCGCAAAGACCACGACCTTGTCTGTCTGCTCAAGACAGTCTTTGATGTACGTGATTGCATCAGGCAGCTTGCGCTCAGCGTTAAGCTTTAAGATGTCGCTGATGGCTTCAAAAGGTATTGAGTCTGGCTTGTCAATTTGTCTTTGATCAAAAGCTTTCTCACGCTTGTCAACAGGCAAGTCAAGCTCAATGACCCTGTAAGTCTTTGATGGCAGATCTTTTAAGCACTCAGCCTTTGTCATTCGCAGCATGAATGGTTTGAGTAGGGCTGCCAACTCTGCAGAGCGGCTCGAACCTGTAAAGTCGTATGTGTTCCAAGGCGTTCTCCAACCTGCGCAGTACTTCATGCCAAACTCAAAGTAGCCAAGCTTAGTTGCGCCGATCGAATACAGTAAGGTCCAGAGCTCAATGGGTCGGTTGACTATCGGAGTGCCTGTAAGCAGACTGACATTAGCCGTTGCTTTAATCAGCTGCATCAAAACCTTTGTGCGTTTGGCTTTGTAGTTCTTTGCGTAGTGTGCCTCATCGACAATCAGCGTTAAGACTGATGGCAGCTCCACCTTCTGCAAAATGTCGTAGTTGATGATGGTCACGTCAGACTTGTTTGGCCTGTCTTTAGGCGACTTGATGACCTGTAAGCTTAGGTCAGGCCGCCACATCTTCAGCTCTCTTTGCCAGTTGAGTTTCAACGAGGCTGGGCATACCACCAGCGCAGGCTTTACTAAATCTAATGCAGACACACAAGTCTTGCCTAAACCCATGTCTAAAGCGAGAATGGCCTTAGGTCGCTGACCTAGCCATTGCACCGCTTGAACTTGATGAGAATATAGGTTCACTTTGTTGCCCATGACCATACGCGACTGATGAGCACGTTGGCTGCCATGCCTAATAGCAGCAATGGCAGCAGCAAGGCAATGGCAGCAACAGCAAGATAGATCTTCATTTTAAGAAGCAGTGCCTGTTCTTGCCCAATAAGCAGCATTTGATTCTCCAAGAACTCTATCTTTAGACCAAGCAAGTTCTTGCTGCTGCACTTCAATTTTGTAGCCGAGAGCTTTTGCTTGCCTGAGCGTCTCGCGGCTTAAGGTTTTTTGGCGTGCAATGTCAGCAAAAATTTGTGCAACCGAATTGGCAGGATAGATCATCTCCGTGCCATAGACGTTTTTGATTGTGACCATCAAAGGGTTGTTTGCAGTGAGAGTAGTCATTCTTGCTCCTTTTCTGCAAACTCGATGACATAATTTTCTTCTTTTTTACTAAGGTTCCACAAGTCTAAGTCGATCCAGCATCCGAACTCATCGCCGCTGCAATCAGTAATGTGCATGTCGATGCCGTGTTCCATGGCGCGACGTACTGTTTCTAGAACTTCAAGCTTATCGGTGCAAAAATAACGTGTCATGATAAATCCTTTACAACATTGAGACAGCGGATTGCTGTAGGTTAATTGTACAACACTTTTTAGGTGCTGCACAATTATTTTTTACTTTTGTTTTTTGGCCCAATAGCCATAGACCATACGAGTCGATGAGTTCCAGCTGTCATGAGCCACACCATCGATCACAGCAACAAAGTGTCTGGCTTGTTTGGCAATCACATGGCCTGGAGGCATGTCGCTGCAGCGAGCCTTACGGCCTTCGAATGTAGGCGCTTTCATCCAGATCCAGCCATGACGTTTGAGCACCTCTGTGTAGGTGTCTTTCATGATGCCGTTGCGCGCTGACTTTGAACGGCCGTTGTCTGCATTGGCCTGTGCAAGTTCTTTGTAAACGGCTTTGTAGTCAAGCTTCAAAGCTATTGCCATCGCTCTTGCACCGCAGTCTCCTACGTTGCCTTTAAAGCCTGCAGCCTCGCGACCGCCGTCATTGTATTTGTAGTTCATGATCGGTTGCAGAGTGTGAGGAAACAGTCTTTTGCTAAACGCTTGAGAGCAGCTGTTGAGCTGTTGCTAAAGCTAATGTCTGCGCACATCATTTCTTCTTGAACTTTGATTGCAATGTCTGCGTCAACCTTCAACCAAGCCATGATGTCTTTAGTCAATTGATTCATGATTTATCCTTTACAACATTGAGACGGCGAAGTTGCCGTGATTGCATTGTACAACACTTTTTGAGTCGTACACAACTATTTTGCGTTTTTTTAATTTATTTGCGTTTGGCCACCGGCAGCCAGTTAGCTATGTCAGGCCTGAGCTGCTCTTTTGTGAATGGTAGAGTCTTCATTGAGCCGAACTTTTTGGCTGCCACACGGCCTATCTGGCCACGTGTAAACCAGTAAGAAACCGTGTTCCTGCTCATCCTTGCCTGCCTTGCCATCTCGGCTTTTGTGCCGAAGTGAGCAAGCAGCAGGTCAAGAGCCTTTCGGCAATCGGCTTTAAAAGGTTTAATTTTTTTTTGAGTCATGGTGTATTGTACATTGTTTTTTGTGATAGAATTTTCATTCCTCTTATTTTTTCCTTTCTACTTTCTAGGAACCCTTAAACATGCCTGACTTCGAAACAGACGAAGATGAGTTGTTCTTTGCCAATCAAGAAGAGCTCTCGTCAATGACGCCTGAGATGCGCACAGCCGTTGAAGATGCACGCAAACTTTTACTAGTCTCAAAGACCATGCTCATTGAGCTTAGGCTCAGGAACATCGATGCTAACAACATAGTTGCTTTAGCCGGCCTCTTGTACGAAAAAGGGGAAGCTAGTGCAAAATAAACCAACCGTACTGGCCGTAGTGCCGAACAAGATTCCTGCAGAGTTGAAAGTCATACCTCGTTGGGTCATGTGGAAGATGGTCCCGCAGTCAAAGCAAGACGGGCAGATTGCTTGGAAAAAGGTGCCTTACCAAACCGATGGCAAGATGGCAAAGAGCACGGCACCATCGACATGGACAACCTATGATGATGCATTAGATGCCTACCTGATGGGCGGCTTTGATGGCATAGGCATCACAATCGATGGCTCAGACGACTTCCAAGGCATTGACCTAGATGACTGCATTGTTGATGGCAAGCTTAGTGGTGATGCCTCAGAAGTATTAGACCGGATTGATGGCTATGCAGAGATCAGCCCTTCAGGCAAAGGCATCAAGCTATTCACCAAGTCCAACTTGGCCATCTCAGGTAAGAAGGGAAACATTGAGGTCTACCGTGATGGCAGGTACTTCACGGTCACTGGCCATACGATCAATGGTCATGGTCAGCTGCCTGACACGGTTCAGGACATTGGCTGGTTTGTCGAACGGCACTTTGGCTCAAACAATCAAGTCAGTTCCTTAGAAACCTACAAACCGCCACTGACTGGCTGGGACATTGACAAGGTCGGTGATGAGCTGCTGCCTTTCCTTGGCAGCATAGATAACTATGAAGACTGGCTGCAGCTTGGCATGGCGCTGCATCATCAAGGCTCAGGCGATGGCCGTTGGATGGAAGTCTGGGATGAGGCCAGCCAAGGCACTTCGACCTACAACCGGCAAGAACTAGAAAGCAAATGGGATTCCTTTAGCGAGCAGCGCAGCACTGGAGGCGGTGCCATCACACTGGCATCAATCATCAAGAAGGCCGGTGAGGTCAAGAAGGCTGAGCAAACCAAGACCTTTGAGAAGTACGAAGCAATGATCAAGGATTGCACGGACATAAACATTCTTAGAACAACCATTGTTGAGTCTATCAAGGAAGAGCTTGGCATTGATCACATCAGCCGTGGAGTCTTGGCCCACATACTTAAAGACAAGTTCAAAGAGTTTAAGTTCCCGGTCTCAATAGGCGATGCCAAGAACCTGATTAAGCCAAAGGGCAGAGAAGGAGTGCCTGACTGGGCTGCTGACTGGGTCTACGTCACTCATGAAGACCGGTTCTTTAATGTGGTCACCAAAAGGAAAGTTACGCAGTCAGGCTTTGGTGCCATGTTCAACAGGCTGACCGGAGATGACTCGGCTGCCACTCTGGCACTTGATTTGTGGGGAATTCCTACGCCTGACAAGATCATTTACCTGCCTTCAGTCGGTGACCTGTTTGAGATGAACGGCATGCCGTGTGTCAATGAATACAACAAGAGCAGCCCGCCAGACATACCTGCAGCATATAGCAAAGGAGACCTTGAAGCAATTGATGTGGTGAAGGGTCATTTGGCAATGATCTTGACTGAGCCTA